CCGCAAAGTACGAGTAATCGTTGGCAAGACGCCGGACCCTACCCAATCGGATCTGTCCGACGAATGATCGTCCGAGTAGCTATCGCTACAGGACGGCCATTCTCGGAGGTCCGACAGTACGACCCGCAACTATTGGCCACGATCATCGAGGAGCTCCGCGATGGCCCAGAGTAAGGCATTCGATTACCGAATCGACGGCCTTAATTCTCTCCTGCGCGACCTCCGGCAACTAGGGCCAGAAGCGCAAAAGGAGCTACGGGCCGCATCTAAAACCATTGCCCAGAATCGCATGGTGCCGGCATTTCAGCAGGCCGCCCTACAGTACGCGGGTCCGTGGGGCGAGAAACTATCCGAAAGCATTAAAGCGGGCAGCGACCGTCTACCTAAGGTCACGATCGGCGGGGCCCGCATGAATCGGTTTAGTGGTGGCGCCAGCTACACAATGGTCCGGTATCCGTCCGATAGTGGCGACGGCGGCGGCTCATTCGCCCCATTCGAGCGCACACAATGGCTCGACAAAGCCCGCAGCTACCGGCCATATGCCCTCCAAGAATGGGGCCAAGCGGTCGATAAAATTATCCGTAAGTGGGCCGTCTAATGGCTAAGACATTAACCGTCTACCTGGCGGCCGACCTCAAGAAATTTAACTCCGGCATGGACCAGGCCGGACGTAAAGTAAACGGATTTTCCGGCACCCTACGAGACAAAATGGGCCCCGCCCTGATCGCGGCAGCCGCAGCAGCGGGCGCGTTCGCCCTCAAGCTTGCTAAGGACGGCGTGCAGGCCGCTATCGATGACGAAAAAGCGGTAGCACAACTAGCGAACACCCTAGACAACCTCAATTTTTCCCACGACACGGCAGCGGTCGAGGCGTATATCTACCAGCTCGAGCGGGCCTACGGCGTAGCCGACACCGATCTACGACCCGCATACGAGCGCTTGATCCGATCCACTAACGACGTCGAGGCCGCTAACCGAGCCCTGAAGCTGGCGATGGATATATCGGCCGCTACGGGCAAAAGCCTTTCCAGCGTGTCCGACCAGCTCGGTAAGGCTTACGACGGCCAGGTCGAGGGCCTATCCCGCCTAGGCGTGGGCCTGGACCGGACGCAACTTAAAACAATGTCCCTCGATGAAATTATGACGACGCTGTCTAAGAATTTCTCAGGTGCAGCCGACGCGGCCGCCGAGACATTCGAGGGCCGTATGCAACGCCTCAGGACGGCCACAGACAACCTAGCCGAAGCGTTCGGGGCAGGATTCCTAGACAGCCTCAACAATGCCACAGAGGGCACCCAGGACGCCGTAGACGCCATGGAGGACCTCGAGCCGCTGCTAAAAGCCGTAGGTAAAGCGGCGGGCGACAACATTACCGCTGTAGCAGGCCTAGCCGGAGCGGTCGGACAACTAGCCGAACAGGCTGGCCTAGCCACCGAAAACCTTGGCCCAGCCGGTACAGCTCTCGATGGATTCCTAAAAGGAATCACCACCAGCCCGCTAGTCTTTCTAAATAACGAATTACAAAAATTGATGGGGAACACCGGCACGCTAAGCGGCAGCGGATCAAGCGCTGGGCAATACAACAGTATGCCGAAACTTACAGAGGAAACCGAGGACACGACAGAGGCCTTCAGCGATTACCGTTTTGAGGTCCAGGGAGCCCAGGCCGCCCTTTCCCGTATGTACGCGCCCCTGTCTAATGTCAATGAGGAAACCGAGGATTTAACCGAAAACACGGGGGGCGCTGCCAAGGCCACAAAGGAATACACCAAACAGCAACAGCGGCTCCTGGATACGTCCGAAGTGCTGGGCATACAACTAGCCACAACCCGCGAGGAGCTGGTCGGATCAATTGGCGACCTCGAGGCAGCGACCGAAGCCGTCGAGAATTACGCCAACGCTATACAGCAGGACCTCCTCGGCGGCATCGATTTAGGGGCAGCATACGAAGCCCAATTCGACGAGGAAGGCCAGCGAACAGGCCAAAGCCTTATAGACGGATTTAACGCACAAATCGAAGGCGCCCAATGGTTTGGCAACGTCCTAACAGCCATTAAAGAGCGAGGAGCAGACCAGACACTCCTTGAGGAATTAGCCCGCCTCGGCCCGGCAATCGGTGGAGCTCTCGGGCAACAGCTGCTTGACGAAGGCCTCGTAGCGACTATTAGCGAAAAATGGGTAGATGTCCAAAACCTAACAAAGGATCTAGCCCTCGGATTAGTGCCCGAATTTCTCGAGGCTGGCCGCCTGTCGGCAATCGATACGCTCAATGGCCTAGCTGCTCAATTCGTAAAAGATCAACGCAAATTTAAGAAACTAGGCGAAAAACTAGGCGCCCAGGTCGGCAGCGAATTTAAAAAACAAATCGCTAAAGACGTGAGGGACGCTGTGCGGGCCGTCGAGGCAGCAGCGACGGCGGCCAGGGCCGAGCGGGTAGCCGCAGCAGAAGCCGAGCAGGCCAGGATCACCGAACAGGCCGTAGCCAACGCAATCAGCAACCTGATTAGAAACAGCGACCAGCGGTCGGGCCGTAACGTACAGCCGGTCCTGCAATGAGTATTTACGCCGTCCTGATTAACGACGTCCCGCTCGATCTGGCAGACGTCGAATACAACGTCCAAGTAACCCACGCCCGAGCCGATATCAAATCGGTGCCCGAGCCCGGTACTGCCCAGGTGATCCTGAGAGGTACTACCGGTACAGGTATCCAGATCGGGGACGAGCTCCGCATCGGCGCCTATACGGGAATATGCCGGTTTACGGGAACCGTGACCGATCTACGCCTCGAGTACCTATCCACCAATCCAGCCATACCCGTCGTGACCGTTACCGGCATCGGCTACCTAGCCCGCCTCGGCCTCCTGACGACAGGTGAGAGCGCATACTCGAAAGAAACCCCCAGGGACCGGGTAGACGCTGTCATGGCCGACGCTGGCATCGACTACCTAAACGCGGCCGATAACGTCCTCGAGCTCGACAGTAATAACGACCCCACAATCCAGCCAAAACTTTCCTACCTACAGGTATTAGCGGAATGGTCCGGCGGGACGTATTTCGATGACTGCCGGGGCCGCGTCATATTCGAGGACTACGGCGAGCGGGGCATCGCCGGTAACCCAGGTATCTGGGAAAACCTGCCCGAGCCGTGGAGCTTCTACACCTCGGCTTGGTCGACATTCCCCGCCAACAACGCCGCGAAAACTATCCCAGGATCAGCCATAGCCTGGGCGCCCGAATGGCAGCAAAACCTCCAAACCCTGATTAACGATATCGAGGTCGAATACAGCAATAACAATATTTACGACCTCGAGGACGCTGCATCGATAGCGGCTTATGGGCGCCGTAAATACGACCTGACGACCGAGCTACACAGCGCTACGGACGCCCAGGAAAGAGCGGAACAGATACTTACAGCGCAGGCATACCCGCTGTGGAATATCGGCCAAATAACGGTACTTATGGATCAACTAACCGACGATCAACGCAATGACGTTTTAGCGCTCCTGAACGGTTCCCGCGTCATCATCGATGATCTACCCGCTGGCGGCCCCTACACGCAATTCCAGGGCATTGTCGAGGGCTGGTCGGAAACCTATACCCCAGGACGTCATCTAGTCACTCTGTCGCTGTCAGACCCTCGATACAGCTACCAGACCGTCCCATGGTCCGGCGTTGATGCGACGCTTACATGGGGAAATGTAAACACGACCATACAATGGTACAACGTAGTAAACGCCGACGACTTGCTCGCGGCCTAAGGAGAGTGAGCAATGCCAGACATTAACGGGATTCCATATGTGGAATCTAGCGACCTCGTATCGGCGTATCCGACGGTGAGCCAAGATTTAGCGCAGGAAGTCAGCGACCAGTTAGCGTCCAAACTTGACTTAGCAGGCGGAAAAATTTTGCAGATTGTGCGAGCCACGGACACCACCGACCGCACAACTACAAGCACTTCATTAACAGATGTAACTGGTATGAGTGTGACGATAACTCCGTCCAGCGCAACCAGCAGCATTATGGTTATTGGCTCGTTTGCTAGCCGTGGTTATAACGCAGCCGCAGTGAATAATGTTCGTCGATATTACGCTCTCACGGATAGCAGCAATACTTTTGTGAGCGGAGGCGCAGAACTGGCGCAAGGACAATCCGGGTATACAACGTCGGCTAATAGCCAAGATAACGCGCCCATTGTGCTAATCGGTTGGGATAGTCCAGCGACAACATCAGCCACCACATACAAATTGCGTTTTCGTTCTCACACGACGGACATACAAAACACAGTTTACAACTCCAGCCAAACAGCAGGCCAAATGTTCGCAATTGAGGTAAGCGCATGATTACTACACCACAAGCAGTAGCAAGCCTACGTCCCGGTGTCGAATGGTCTATGAACGGCGACGACGTAGAAGGCATCATCTGGCACACCGAAGGCGTGGAGCCACTTACGTCTGCCGAGGTAGCCGCCGAGATCGCACGACTAGAGCAAGCCGAAATAGACGCAGCAGCGGCAAGGGAAGCGGCTAAGGCTTCCGCGCTCGCCAAGTTGGAAGCACTCGGACTCACCGCCGAGGAAGCGCAAGCAATCGCAGGCATCTAGCCGACACGTTCATAGACAAACGAGAGGAAACCATGCCCCAGCACCCCGAAACCTACGAGGAAGCCCTCGAGCAAGCTATCGAGGTGGAGAAAGACCTGCAGGAGGAGAAGAAAGAGCGGCGAGCCAAGCCCAAGCGCAAGGTGAGCGCAGCTACACAGCGAGCCCGTGACATTGTCCTGGCGAAGCTGGCGGCCCGCTAGTGGCATGGACCTACAATCCCTCGAGGGCCTGGTCCCCCTGGTCACCATCATTACCGCACTATTGGCGGGCCTTTCCTGGATTATTCGCGCCCAAATACGGCTACAGAAAGAATTCCGGCCAAATGGCGGCAGCTCCACGCGGGACACGCTGAACGAGATACGGGCCGATGTGCGGGAAATCCGAGGCAAAGTAGACGACCATATCGATTGGCACATGGACAACTAGGAGGCAATCGTGGCCGAATTCTTCACTAAAAAGCGCAGACAGTACCTCTACAGCATCGCTCTAGTGATCGTCCCCCTGTTGATCATGTACGACGTCCTCGACGCCCAGGCAGCCCCATTGTGGCTGGCTCTCGTAGCGGCCGTCCTAGGCGTGGCGGCACCTGTAGCGGCATTAATGAACATGTCCCCTGATCCGGGCGAGTACGCGGGGCAGCCTGAATTCGAGATCGAGGGCGAGTAATGGCCCGGCTAGTAGCGGCAGGCGTCAAGCTACGCAAGCAGGTAGATAAAGCGTTCCCTGGGCGGGATAAGCGGTCGGACGGCTGGATAGGTGACCGAGCCCACCAGGCCCGTAAAAGCGACCATAACCCCGATAAACGCGGTTTCGTCCACGCTATCGACATCGACGCCGACCTGATCCCCTGGAATAAAAGAGCCTCCAAGAGAGCCGCACAGGACCTCGCCGATCAGCTGGTCCAGTACGCGGCTAGTGGGAAACTCGGTTGCCACAGGATCAAGTACGTCGTATTTAATGACCGGATCGCCTCAGGTACATACGCTAAAACGTGGTGGCGTTGGCGCGGATCAGGCTACGGCCACTACAACCATATTCACGTTTCGTTTACTGACGCTGCACCTGTCCGAGGCCGTCGCCGCTTCCCGCTACCTATCTTGCGTCGAGGCAAACCCTAGACTGATGACGGCTAAGGCTCCGCAATCCCCACGGGTCCTAACGCTAGATGTGGAGAACAGCCCACACCTGGCCTACACCTACGACCTGTACGGAGCCGACATACGGCCGGACCAGATTATGGAACCAGCCCGCCTATTGTGCTGGGCCGCTAAATGGCTAGACCGTAAACAGGTGATGTTCGCCAGCGAGTACCACGACGGCGTAGAGGCCATGCTCGACGGTATATGGGAACTGCTCAATGAAGCCGATATAGTCGTCACCTACAACGGCGTCCGACACGATATGCCCATCATTCTAAAAAGCCTGGTAGAGCGGGGCTACCCGCCCGTAGCGCCATGGCAGGACATAGACCTATACCAGGTCGTAAAACGACGCTACAAATTCGCCAGCAATAGCCTGGGATACATCACAAAAACGCTCAACATGCCCACCAAACTAGCCACCGGCGTCCCCCAGCTCTGGAAGCGCGTCCTCGAGGACGACGACAAAGCCTGGACCAAATTCCGGGCCTACAATAAGCAGGACGTCGTCGTAACCGAGAACCTGTTTAAGGTCCTACAGCCGTGGATTAAAGGCCCACACGCTGGGCTATGGTCCGGCGACCTCGGCAGCTGCCCATCATGTGGCAGCGACAACCTCGAGCCCGCAGGCTTGACCTACACGAAAACCGCTAAATATGCCCGCCT